GTAATTTTAAAACTCCCCTTAACTTCTATTGCGGGAACAGTTAAAACAGCAGCAGAATGCCCAGATCCTCCGTTTGTTGATTGCCTAATTTCATATTGGGCTTTAGGATTAGACTCGCTGCCAGTAACAGTAAAATCTAAGTTTCCTCCACCATTTCCTTGAAGTTGTTGAATCTTTTCTTCAGTTACCCAATTGTCTACACTTCTGTAAAGATAAAGTTCATCAACAAAACCGCCATTAGTAGTTAATGTCCAGTCTCCAAAAACAGGAATGGGACCACTAACCAATGAACCAGAATGCAAATCTAAAGATGCTTCTTTGGCTTCACGTTTTTCGCGTATCTCCCAGTAGCTGCCAACGTGACCTGCTTCAAATAATGCAGATGATGCAGTGACGGTTACCCCGCTTCCAACATACCCATTAACAGCCAGAGTGGTTGTACTAGAGTTCTGTTCAATTACTGGAGGTAGGGTAAATTCAATTTCCTCTATTCGCCAATCAGTTTCTCCGTAGCGAGACAATGTTAGTGGCTGGTAATTCTCATTTACCAGATAGACTACATCGTTTACCTGTGCCCTCATTGGGTAGTCTAGGTAGGAAGTAAACTGGCTCATTGGCAACGGGATTTCGTAAATAAATGTACCCGTTGTTTCCGTCTCTGTCAAAGTGTGCCAATTGCCTACTGTAAAAGTAGCAGCAGATGTTCCACCGCCCAAAGTATTAAATGCGTACACAACTCCACCATTGCTAACCAACTCGCCATATCTATATGTCGTAGTAGCCTGCCAAGCCGGTACGTCACCTATGTCAACAGTAACTTGAGTATTGCTAATGTCGCTTTGAGAACTGTCAAAGAAACGCATGTACGTTCCGTCAGTCTCAATAATGTAGTTTACCGATTGGCTAAACTTAAATGGCAACAATATGCTTCTGCCAGTCTTAGCCTCAGCCGCATACTCAAAGCCCCACATACGTTCAGCAGGACCATACTTAAGTGGGATAAAGCCCGTGCATGTTTTAAGGGCTGAGCCGTAATCCTCAAGATCGGTACGTCCGTCAAGGAGCGGCGACCACAATCCACCATTAAATCGGTTAATTCTGGTCCACAAACTCATGCGTCTTCTCCACCGTAATGGATTGAATCCCAAACAGAGGAAGCATACATGTTGTCAACCGGTCTGCGACGTTGCAGACTGTCTGTAAATTTGGCTTCCTCTACCTTTCTTTCATACAACGAAAACAATCCTTGAGACAAACCTTTATCATCTGTTATTGCCATGCAGCACGAAGCGGCCAAATGCAAAGCTATAGACTCGACCAACAAGGCATCAAATACAGATGTGTCTTCTTCGTCTTTAATGTACGTAATCTTTAAAGGAGCAGCCAAGTCCGTGTGTATGTACTGACCTTTGAGTTCGTACTCTTTGTAGTGCAAGTCGTCGAGGTCGGTGTTGCCAATGTTGACAAGCCTTAACGATTCTTGAGGAACTAAAAATCTTTTGCCCCATGTGTGCTCAGGAGCAGTTGCGTCTGCGGAAAGGCTAACATCTTTTTTAGCGCATCCCCAGGTATGCGACCTCAGCACTTCTTTTCTGCTAAAGTCATACCGAAAGCTAAGAAGCTCGGCTGTTGGGCTAGTGTCGGTAAAAGGATCGGCGTACCTTCTTTCACCCAAATGGGTTGCCGCCAAATTTACTATATCGGTTTTTGTTACTGCCATGCTTCTTTTATGTTAAACTCCCAAGCCCACCTCCCGAAGGAGGTGAGCCAAGGAGACTAGGAAAACCTAGAATTTAAAGAGCCTATGGGCTCTGATCGCAGAGTACCTCTACTACGCCTTCTTCTTGAATGCGAGTAGCGCCAATGTCCTGCTCACACCAAACTTGGTACGAGTAGTTCTTGGTGGGCAGCTGCTCAACGCGAGCGTCGAAAGCAGAAGTAATACCAGCAACAAGAGCGCTGCGAGTATAAGCAATCGTGCTTGCGATGTCGCCAGCAGAAACGCTAACCAACTGAGTCGGGCAAAACTCGAATCCCATGAAGTAACTAACTTCACCGTTTACGAGAGCCTTAACAGCGGCAAAGTCAGAATCGCTGACCTTATCTACGTTGTTGAGCAAGTCATCCAACTGCTCTTGGCGGTGGACGAAGTATTTCTGCTCACCCATTGGAACTTCATTTTTACCAAGAATAGACTTGGCTTCAATGAGCTTGGCAAGGGTCAATCCCTCAGTGGCTCCACTCAGGTTGACAACAACCTGTTGAGAAGCAGGAAGGGCAACCGAAGATTCGGAGGTCGATCCTGCTAGCTTAGCAGTGGCAGTTCCCGTAGCAGCCGCGATAACCGTGGAGTCATAAGAACGTCCAAAGAAAGCAGAAGCGATTTCGACGTATGGCCCGAGGAAGTCGGCAACGCTACGATTGCGGTCAGGCATATCAATAAGATCTGCCCAACGAGTTGGGGTTGCAGTGAGTTTGCGAGTTTCGTGTACCGTATCAATGTACGCAGTATCAGAGCCGCGAGTGTAAGAGGTGCCGCCTGTAATTGCTCCAACCTGGGGCAAAAACATAGCTTCTCCACCAACCATGCTACGCTCAGCGAGCTTACCCTTTAGACGAGAAGCTCCCTGCTGGTATTGAATATGTACGTCCGAAGCAAACTTCTGTGAGAATGCATTAGGATATTGTGAGGACATATTGTAATGTAATTAGTTGTTGTAGTTCAGGTTTATTTCCTGTTCCCAGTCAAACTGGCAGGGGCTTCCGACACAGGGCATAAGCTTGTCTGATTGGAATGCTGCATATTATACACCATTTTATTTAAAATGTCAAGTAAAATTTTAAATAATTACCCAAGGGCTAGTGCTGCCTTCTCTTCAAAAAGCTTTAAAACCTTTTGGTGAGCGGCACGATCCCCATCTCGGTACGCAGTATAATACGGATTCGACGGGTTATGTTGAATGTCGTGAATCTGCTCGTCAATACTTTGGGCTGACGTTATGCTAGTATTCTCTACACCCCTAATCTTAGAACCCATTAGCGTATCATACTGAGATGCCAATCGAGACGCAAACCCAGGCATAGTCCAGAAGTCGGCAACATCCAGTCCCAAATGCTTTGCAACTACCTGAGCCTTGTCCAAAGCTTGCTGATAGCTTTCGCCACCTCGTGGACCAAAGTCTGCTTCCAATGCTTGAACCGCCTGCTCTATGCTTTGAGTAGACTGTTGCTGCTGATTGTTAGCGTTGTCTTCAAGGGCTTTAGCGATTCGCGCATAAAGCTTGGATGCTTGGCGTTGCGAAAGCCCAGCTTCATGGAAGATTGCATCAGTTGCTGCTTTTGCATCTGGATCTATTCCCTCTGGAGCCTGATAACCCTGTGGAGTTTCTGGCCTGCCCAAAGCTTTGTAAGCCTGATCCCAAACCTCATCACCATCGTTGTCTGTAGGAATGGGCATCTTTTCCTTGGAAAGCATACGCTCCAAGTTTAGGTAGGACTTAGCTAGGCTGCTTACCGAATTGAATTTATCGCCAAGGGCTTTATACTTATCAACATTTTCGCCCTCTTCCAAAGGCAATCTGTCAAATATGTTTTCCTTGAACGACAAATCATCGCCAATAAAATCCTTCAAGTTTGTAGTAGCAACTGGCTGTGCAGGGGCGGCTGGTGCCGCCTCGACTTGTTCAACTACAGGTGCTTCTGTTGGTTGTGCAGCTAAAGGATTAACTGTTTCTTCGCTCACAGCACACCTCCGCCATTTTCGTACCCAACCTCATACTCATGCCTGATTATGCCTTCGTAACCATGCTCATCAGCACAGTAACCAAGTCTTTGCCTGGCATCTTCAAAGCCTTTTCTTTGGGCATCTACGCACTGTCTAGTCAGAGATGGACCACTGCGTTTCTCTCGATCATCAAGAATAGTGTACCTATACTTGTACCTAATCTTGTAATCTTCGGGATAATTATGGTTTAGCCAAGTAATGAATTCTGGATTCTTATCTCCATATGCGGTATATAAACCAGGTGCATCGGGATAAGCCTCTTCAACCGGCATGGCTAGTCTTTCTTCAAGCGTCGGACCATTTGGTGCAGACGCAGTTTTAGTAGCCACTTTTTTGGTGGCTTTTTTTGCTGTTTTCTTTGTAGGCATTATACTTCGTTGATTATCCGAAATGGACCATCCACTTCAGGTCTTTGAAAGTTTTCAAGCCCCCGCATGTACTCAATATAATTAACAATGCGACTCAGAAAGTGATAGCTTCTAAGCTCGTCATTGGTTACATTCGGGTCTACGCCAAACTGGTTCATCCGACAAACATCTTTAAGATGCTGCAGAACAGTTTCGCCGTAATCATTATTAAAGCATTCTTGATATGCTTTAACTAAGTCCTTTTCTCCTTCTTTCATAAAATGGTGGAGGTAGCCGCATCGCAGCGGCGTCCGTTCACTATTCGCGAACGTCGAATCTATTTACCCCCCTACTGAACCAAGTTGACTAACCGCTTGCCCAGCCATTTGCAATTGTTGCAACTGCTGAGTAAGCATTGCAATTTGCTCATCGCGTTGCTTAAGCTGATCTATTGTAGCATCATCATTAACAATTTCGGCAGGCACCGTAGAGTTAATGGCAATTTCCTTCAGTCCACGCTCCCAGTCAAGGGACCTTGCACCAGCACCTGGAACAAACGCTTCTACGACCTGTGCGGCTTGCGCGACTCTAAGCAGACCTTGTGTGCGTTGTGCCTTAACCGCTAAAGCAATGCGGCTGTTGTATACTACGCTAAAATTGCTAATGTCTTCAAGGCCCGAATCTTCAAGCAAGTCATCAAAGTCCCCAACCAAAGACATCTGGATAAACACGTTCTCAATAACTTGATTGAGGCACTCGTCCACAATGTTTTGAAAGATTGGGGTAAAGAGTTTGAGTTGCTCTTCCGCCTGCATCTGAACTTCAAACGCTGTCTTCTCAGTGGTAGCAATTTCCTGCTGAGTGAAGAACTTAAACATCTCGTTAAAGAACGCAGAACGTATCTGCCCTTCTAGCCTGCGAATAAACCAGTCAACACTTTGAATGTTGAATGGAACAATGTAGGGCTGAGGCACGCCATTTGGAATGTGGGGATCAAACATGATTTCCCCGCCAGCACGGTCGTCCTTTCGGTAAGAACTATCCTTGGGTATTAGCATTGGAGGACGCACCCCTTTCTCAACGGCCACACTAATGTCCCGTATAGCACGGTTCAAGACACGAACAGTTGGGTATGCCTGCGTACCTGGAGAACGGCCAAAGCCTGCGTCATGCCTGCTTTTAAGTATGCGTGTAACAATGTAAGGCTGGTAGTACAAGCCATCATTGTCTAAAATTACACTGCTGCTTTCTTTGCAAACGTACACCGACTCGAATGGACGGTTTTCTGGTGCAGCCGGTATATTGCCCTCGGCTCCCAGCCGTGGCTTAACCATGTGAATAATTGTAAACTTCTTGTTGCGAGCAGAAGGATGGTCGGCCTTCATTGCGTCCATGATAACTTCTGGAAGCTCTGCGTTACCATCTTCTATGTCGTCCTTAAAGTATGCGTAAATTTGTTCAGCCGTCTTGCCGTCCCACTCGTGAAACACAGTGGTTGCATAGCCATCTTCATCCTCGCGGAATCTGAACTTGCCAAATGGAATTTCCACAAAGTTAAACGCTCGTTTCTTTGATGGCATCATAGCCAAACAAAACGTGCCAAACATGCCGCCACTGTGCACTGCCTCATGAAATGCACGGTAAAAATTGGACTGACCAATGCGAGTGCGAATGCGATCTGACGCACCATTGTAAAACTTACGTTCGCTTTCAACAACCTCTGGATCAAAGCTCTGCGACTCAAGTTCTAGCCAACGCTCGTTTTGAGGCGTAAGGTCTGACACGATGCCAGCACTAAACACTTCTAAGGCGTCGCGAAACGTAGTGTCGAATATGCGAGTGCTGTCAATCTGACCTGCAGTGCGACCACCAATCTGTCCAGACTTACGCTCCTCTCCATAAATTGCTATGTTGTTTGCGTAAGACTTCCACTTTTCCATTTCTGGAAAGTCATTGAAGTCAGCAAGAATGGCTACCGCCCTTGATGAGTCTTCTTGAGGCATTATCCTAATTTATTTTTTCGCTCTCGCCCAGCAATAATTGTGCTAAGCAAGTCCATCTGACTGTCGCCTTCGTATTTTTTGGCTTGTTCACCAGCAAATATTACCGTAGGAGTCTGGCTAATTTTAGTAGGAACGGCTGGTGGTTTAGGTGCAGCTGCTTTTGCTACTTCAGTTGCACCTTTGGTTATAGCAGCAATTTTAACAGCCTGCGTTAGGGTTTTTGATGCCGAGACACCTTTAGCAAATTTAATAGCTATTGGTATTAATTGACTCATAGTAATAAAAGTTGCCGAGCATTATACACTATTGCACAATAATTGTCAAGTAAAAAAATAAAAAACTACTCCTCGATGACATCTATAACCTTTTCGGCTTGCTTGATGTTCTTGTTCTTGTCCCTCAATTGTTTCATTAGTTCGCCAATAAGGGCGTTGCCTTGTTGCAACTTTGCATCCCCCTGCTCGTCGGACCTTGTGTGCCCCTGCATCTCATTGTCCATACGCACTAGCTTGATGTAGTTTTCTTTGTCCCTACTTCGGTAAGCTTCGTCAATTAGCACTCGGTTCTGAATAAGTTTCTCATCCTTAGTCATTGGATCGGTAGATGTTTCAATCTGCTCAAGCCGATCCTTTTCGCGAATGAATTCAGCATGCTTCATCCAGTCCCACGCTTTTTGCTGGGCATAGCTAAGGCTAACACCAAACACAGCGGATGCTATCTTGGGTATAGTTTGCGATGCGTCCTTCTTGTGAATGCGAAGGGCATACTCCGCATACTTGTCGTCTGTAAATCTATTGTGCTTGCCCATACCACATAACTGATTGATAAGGTTGTAGCCTAAACGCAGGCATAAATCTGAATGCTGGACTGTCTTCATTCAAGGCCACTAAAAAGTCTTGGAACCCAGCTTCCGATACTGCATCTTTGCCTTGTTTCATAACTTCTCGGAAAACATAAGGCGAGTTAATGTCCTTGGATATGAAAGCAGTTATTAGCGGCACTCCGCCAATTGACAAACTGCCTTTAATCTTTCCATCCACCTCAATAATGCTAGTTGGCCTCCAAAGCCCGTGACCATCTTTCTTTGCTAGGTCTACTAACTCTTCTACGTCTTCTTCCTTTATGTCTCTTACGTTTGTCATAATTAAAAGCCATTAACGGGCTCTTCAACATAGACCGGCCCTTTGCGTTTATCCTGAGTATACCCGACTGTCGTGTTTAGCAAACCATGCTCGATGCCCTCTGCTACGTACCTGGCAGCATCAGCAGCGTGAGAAGTAAAATCGTGAACAGGAACAGTGCCTAGTATGCCAGCAGCATCGTTCTTCTTAGCTCTGTACTGTTGCAACATTTTAAGACCATCCTCCATGTTAGGGCGATAGAAATAAGACTTGTGCAGCAAACTTCTTAAGTTGTTAATGCCACGCCACACGTCCCTTGTCTTGGGACACACCTTAATGTTGTTGCCTCCACAATCACGCAACTCCATAACATAGTTTTTTGTACCAGTCTTGTCCATGTACGCAGCGTCATGCGGCAGTATGTGGCCGTACACATCATAGCCCGACATGGCGAGTTCAGACACGTACTCCTGAGTTTGCTTCTGACTGCCTTGGGTAAACCACAACCATTTAAGCGTAACGCCATCCCACTGCACTAACCATATAGCCGTGTAATCTCGAAAGCCCAAGTCCCATACCGCCCATATTGGAACCTCTTTACTGGCTGGCAGATCGTTTCGGTAGTGACCCTTCCTCCTAATAACTTCTAACACATCTGCGTATATGGCACCATCAACAGGAGCAGCCATGGCTTCTTCTGGCGTAGATGGAAACTCTCGTCCCATAAACAAGCCAAGAAGGTCGCTTTGCTTTTGCCACCATATCTTTTGCGACACAGTAAACTTCCGGTTTACACGCTCCTCTAGTTCAGCAAAGTAGTCTATTGTACTTTGCGTGAGCAAAGACTCGCTGCCTACCATCCGATAGCTTGAGTCGTCGTACCAAGGATAGAACAGAAACTTGAAATCCATATCAGTCCTGTGCTCATCCGAAGTGTTCATTGCCTGTACTACCTGATTGTAGAAGTGGCCCGATTGACCACCCTCATAGGTAGACTCAATAAAGACTATGGCCCCCTGACCAGCCGTAGGCAAAGCACCGGTAAGGATTTCCTCAGACCTAATCGGATCTTTAGCGGCAACCTTGCCCCACTCCGATATGTGCAACACCTGACTCGTGCCACCTCTAATCTTAACCTTAGACCTAATCTTCCATACGGGGCTAAACACTAACTCATTTAAGTTGCTATTAACCACATCTACTGTAGCCTTTAGCGAATCATCTAGCTGGTTAAAGGGCTGGATAACCTTTTCCCTCAACAAGTCCTTCGCTGCCTCGTCATTATGAGACTGTATGTTAAACGTGCTGTTCTCATGCGTTAGCACATAGTCTAGGCCAATAATGGCAATGAGGGTTGACATGCCAAGCTGCCGAGCCTTTAGTATTAGCACACGCTTATGCCCCTTCAGAAACACCTCATTAAGCACGTCGCACTGAGCATCATTGGGAACAAACTGAACCTCTACGCCTTCCTTGGTTATGCAAGTGTACAGGTTGCCTATTCGCCACACTGGGTTGGCAAAAGCCTCCTCGCTAATCGGCTGGGCCATAAC